GACTAATTTATGATTATTCGGCAACGTCGCCCGGATACGTCCCGCACCGTCAAAGAACGTGCGCCGTTCCAACAGGTTCTTTGTTTCCTTATCCAATCCCTTTATTTGCGTGAATGTTTGTACCATTTGCGCAATACCGTTACGGGTCAACCGCTCCAAATAATCGGAAATGAAATTGTACGGTTGCCAATAGGGGTTGCCGTAATCGTCGTTAAAATCGCTTTCGGTCGGTTCCTCGTTTTGGTTGTCCCGTGCCGCAATCCAAACTTTGTTGTTGTGTCGAACCTTTTCCCCGGCTTTGTATTCCCTTATCATATTCCAAACCGGATATTGAAAAACGAAATCATCCGGGACGATTGCCCGGACATTATCCAAAGTCACAAGGGGGTGCGCACCTTGAAACGTCAAACCGCTTTCTGTCTGCGTTAAATTGTCGTCTATCGCCTTTGCCGGGTCGTATGACTGCTCCCATCCGCACACATTTTTTAACGCTTCGCATATTTCATTTATTCTTATCATAAAAACGCCCATTTATAACCTCCAACACTATGAGAATAATATAATTTACCTCTTATGTTTTTGGTTGGTTTATTATTTAAGTGCCTTGATAACTGACTGACATTAACACCCATTTTAGTTGCTGCAATTTTTATACTATCATATTCTGCAATTTTATTACCAAATATATCAAATTGAGCAATTCGTTTATTTTTATGTTTATTAGCTCTATAATTACGTGTGCCAAAATTGTGATTATATGTGTTATCACACCATTCCAAATTATTAACGTGATTGTTCGATTTGTTTTCGTCCTTGTGATTGACTTGCGGCAAATTGTCCGGGTTCGGAATAAAAGCCGCAGCAACTAATCTATGAACCATTATTTTTTTAAATCCATCTTTCCTATTTCCTAATGAAACACGTAAATAACCTTTTTTTGTAATTTCAGGTGCTAATATACGTTCGTTATAAACTCTACCTAATCTATCTACACGATATAAGCTTTTAACTCTTCCGCTGCTACTGATTTGGTACAAACTTTCATAACCTTTAATTTCTTTCCATTTTTCCATATTGCAAATATAACACGTTGTTCCCATATTAGGAATTAAGATTGCAATAAATAAGGGGGCGGGGATAACCACCCCGTCCCCTCGGTTAAATAATTGTTCCGTTTTCCGGCTTATGCGCCTGCACCCCCGGCGGGAAATTCCCCGGCGTTGGTTACATATACAGGCATACCCAACGGTTCGTTTGGATTGCGGGCGGCAATCTCGGCTTTGATAATCGGGTTTGCCACGGTATCCGGGTTGCTGTTGTAAGCAACCATATACGCCACGTCAACGGAAAATCCGAAATACTCCTT